AGACCTACTGGACCGACCCCGAGACCGTGCCGCCCCAGCCGCAGCAGCCCGATCCGAAGCTAGTGGAGGCGCAGGGCAAGCTGCAACTGCAGCAGGCCGAGGCGCAGAGCCGGATGCAGCTGGAGATGGCCGATGCGCGCAACCGCGCGGAGTTGCAGCAGCAGGAAGCGGCGCGCGAGGCTGCCTTGATGCAGTGGAGGGCGCGGCAGGAGATGGACCTGGAGCGCTGGAAGGTAGAGCAGCAGGCCGAGTTGGAGCGCTACAAGGCCCAGCTTCAGGCCGCCATCATGCGCGACAAGGCGCAGGTGGAGGCCGAGATCAAGGCACAGGCCATCGAGCGCCAGGAAAGCCGCGCCGACGCAGAGAGCGCGAGGGTCGCAGCCGGTGAGTGACGCCGCCGAGGATGCGATCCGCCGGGGCGAGCGGGCACAGTCGCTGCTTGAGGACCCCCTCTTCCGCGACACCTGGGAGACGCTGGAGGCCGAGATCCTGCATCAGTGGCGCGACAGCCCGGTGCGGGACACCGAGGGCCGGGAGCGCCTCTTCATGGCGATCCGGCTGCTGGAGCGGCTACGCGGCCTCTTCGAGGCGCATGTAGCGAACGGCAAGCTGGCCTCCGCACGGATTGACGATCTGCGCCGGGACCAGGCCTTGCGGCAGACCTTCGGCGCCTGACCTATTCCCGCCCTGAGCGGGTGACTGAGCCCACCGTCGTGAGACGGCGGCCTTCCCTTAGACGGAACCCACCATGTCCGACACTGCGGCGACACCCTCCGGGGTACCCGCGGGCGGCGATCCCTACGCCGCCATCGAAGCCATTGACGCCAAGCTGGCAGCCGAAGAGGAAGCCGGCGAGGCTGAGGGGGCGGACACCGATGCTGTGCCGGACGCGCAGCAGCCTACCTCCGAGGCGCAGCCGGAGGACCCCGACGCCGGGGACGACCAGTCGCAGGACGCGGAACCCGAGCCGCCTTCAGAGGACCCTCTCGACCAACTCGTGCGCGTCAAAGTGCGCGGGGAGGAACGGGAGATACCCCTCCGCGAGGCCCTGGCCGGCTACTCCCGGAATGAGGACTACAAGGCGAAGACGGCCGAAATCGCGGAACAGCGCCGCACGCTCGACGCGAAGCAGGCCGAGATCCAAGCCCGCGCTGCGCAGCTCGACCAGCTGCTCACGGCGGCGCCCTTCGACCCCATCCTGGAAGAAGGGCACAAGACCGACTGGCTGAAGCTCTCGCAGGAGAACCCTGCCGAGTACGTCCAGAAGCGTGCCGCCTATGAACAGCGGCAGGCATTCTGGGCGAACGTCGCGCAGGAGCGGCAGCGTGCCGTGCAGGAACAGCATCAGCAGATGCTGGCCCGAAGCAATGAGGCGCTGTCGGAAGCCCTGCCGGAGTGGCGCGACGAAACCAAGCGCAAGGAGCTTGCCGGCAAGGTCCGGTCCGCTCTGAGCGCCTATGGCTTCAGCAACGAGGAACTCAGCAGCATCGTGGATCACCGCGTGCTGCTCGTTGCCCTCGACGCAGCGCGTCACCGCGAGGCGCAGGCGGCCCGGCAGAGCGCCGAGGCCAAGCGCGCCGCACCGCCAGCCCCGAAGGTCTTGCGCCCCAACGCCGCGGAGCAGGCGAAGGCGCCACCAAAGCGCGATCTCCTCAACAAGGCCCGGAACGCACGTCGCACCGATGATCAGGTGGACGCGATCCTGGCCCTTCTGGACGAGTAGCCTACAATGGCAATCCTGACGAATACCGCGCTGACCTTCAGCGCTGTCGGCAACCGTGAAGACCTCATCGACACGATTTTCAACGTCGATGTGATGACGATGCCGTTCCAGGCTGCGGTCGGCAAGACCAAGGCCAGCGCCGTCCTGCATGAGTGGCAGACGGAAACCCTCGCCGCGGCTGGTGCCAACGCCGTTGTCGAAGGCGACGATACGACCAGCAGCTACACCTTCCAGGCCCCGAACTGGCCGACCAGGCTGTCCAACCGCTGCCAGATCAGCAGCAAGGACGCGGTGGTCTCCGGCACGCAGGACGCGGTGTCCAAGGCCGGACGGCGCAAGGAGATCGTGCGCCAGCTGGTGATCCGCGGAAAGGAACTGCGGCGCGACATGGAGTTCGTGCTGACGAACAACCAGGCGCCCGTTACCGGCAACAGCACCACCGCGCGGCAGCTTCGCCCCCTCTGCGGCTGGTACGAGACCAACGTCTCTCGCGGCACCGGCGGCGGCAACGGCTCTTCCTCCACGGCGGCCACGGACGGCACGCAGCGCGCGCTGACCGAGGAGATGCTGAAGGGTGCGATCCAGAGCGCCGCGACCAACGGCGGCATGATCGACCTGATCATGGTCGGCCCGTACAACAAGACGGTCATCAGCGGCTTCACCGGCAACAACACCCGCACGCAGGACACGAGCGACAAGCGGCTGATCACCGCCATCGACGTGTACGAGAGCGACTTCGGCCGGCACCGGGTGAAGTGGTCCGCGTTCTCCCGCGACCGCGACTGCCACCTGCTGATGAGCGACATGTGGGCCGTGGCTTTCCTGCGCCCGCTGCACACGATCGACCTTGCCAAGACCGGCGACAACGAGAAGGGCAAGATGATCGTGGAGTACACCCTGGAGGCGCGCAACGAGCGCGGCTCTGCCATCGTCGCGGATCTGACCACCAGCGGCTGATCCACGCCTTACGGCGGATGATCGGGGCGGTTCCTTCGGGAGCCGCCCCTTTTCGTTTGGAGAACCCCTATGGGTGTGAACCTCAAGCAGACGGACAAGGGCGATCTGGAGCTTGTCGGCCGGGGCGGGGCTGGCTACGGCTGGCTCCCCGTCAACATGCCCTATGACGCGAACAGCGTTGATCGGGCGTACTTCGTGGCCGACCGCGCCTATCGCATCAAGTCGGTCACGTTGCGGCGCGATGTGGCGGGCACCGACGCAAGTGCCGTGCAGGTGCAGGTGCGGAAGGCGCCGGCAGGCACCGCGATCAATGCCGGCACGCTCATTGTTGTGGGCGCGAACCTCAAGACCACCAACAGTTCGGTGTTTACGTTCGAGTTCCGCTCCGAGCCGGGCGTGCGCGATCTGGAGCCCGGTGAAGCCATCGGGCTGGATTTCACCGGCACGCTGACGAGCGCCATGGGCGTCATCACGGTGATGCTGGCGCCGAAGTAAGCCGATGGCGCGGGACCTGATCGAGCGTCACTCGGGCTGGACCGAGTGGCTGGAGACGAATGACGGCGAGACGTTCACGCTCATCCGCGAGTGTGACGTCGAGCCCGTCATCGAGCGCAACAAGCGGCTCCAGAACGACAACCCGGACGGCATGGGCCCGTCGCGGGAGTGGAAGCACGTCGCCAGCATCCCGCCCATCGTTCTGCTGCACTGGATCGACACCTACGGCGTGGACCCCACGCTGCCGGAGAATGAGGGCCTGCTGAAACGGCTACTCAACAGCAGCGAGTGGCGGTGGCTGCGGACGGGGCTCGGGAGGGTCTAGGCCGTGGCGCTCGCCAGCTACAACGACCTCCTGGCCGGCATCCGGGACTGGCTCGGGCGTGAGAACGATACCGCGAACCTGCCGTCCACGCGCCTCGGGGATCTGGTGGCCTTCGCCGAGGCCGAGATCTATGCCCGCCTGCGCGTGCGGCACATGGAGGCCAGCGCGGACCTGACGGTGAGCGGGCAGAGCGCGGCCCTGCCAGAGGGCTACATCGAGATGCGGCGCCTCTATCTCGACGGCACGCCGCTGCGCCCGCTGGCCTATGTGGCTCCCCCGCAGTTCTGGGCCACCTTTACGAATGGCCTGACCGGCAATCCGAGCGCCTACACCATCGAGGGCGAGAACATCGTCTTCGGGCCGGTGCCGGATCAGGACTATACGGGCAAGATCCTGTACTGGCGCAGGCTGCCGGCGCTCTCGACTGAGACGAACAGCCTCTATAGCGCCAATCCCGACCTCTGGCTCTACGGCGCCCTGAGCCACGCGCAGCCCTTCATCGGCGAGGACGCGCGGCTCGCGACCTGGCGCACGTTGTTCGAGAACGCTCTGGCCCGCGCGCAGCAGCAGAGCGACCGCGACCGGTATTCCGGCGCTCCCCTTCGCATCAGGACTGGCTGACCCATGGCTGACGTTCGGATCAGCGCCCTCTCGCCGGCTGCCTCAGTCGCGACCAACACCGTCGTGCCGGTAGTGCGCAGCGGCGCCAGCGTGACCGAGAAGGCGACGCTTGAGCAGGTCTCGGATGCCGTGCTGGACGCCGCATCTTTCCTGCAGGCCGGGGCCGATGCGGTTGCGCGCGCGCCAGAGGCCAAGTTGCGCGAGTTCGTCACGCCATGGGACTTCGGCGCCGTCGGCGACGGGGTCGCGGACGACACGGCAGCCTGGGCGGCGGCGCTCGCCACGGGCAAGACCGTGCACGAGCCGGTTGGCGGGACCTTTCGGATTACCTCTGGCCTGACCTTGGCAACCCTGGGGCAGCGGGTCATCGGCGCCGGTCCCTACAAGACGACGATACAGCCAGAGGGCAGCTTCGACGTCTTCACCATCACCAACGCCGGCAATGGCGTGGAGCATCTGAGACTACTCTGCTCGGGCCAGACTGGCGGCAGGGTGCTGGTGTTCGATCAGGCGGTGAACAGCCACGTCAATCGCGTCGTGGCGGTGAGCCCGCACAACTTCGCCTATGTGTACGGCAACAACAACGTCACTATCGCCAATAGCCTCGTTGGCACGGCGCGCGGTGACTACACGGTGAAGTGGTTCGGCGACGGAAATGGTCCCGGCGCCGGCAAGGGCACGATCCTGCACCTGACCAACTTCATCGCGTCTGGTGACAGCAGCGACAAGCCCATCGGCATGGACATGGACGGCAATGTCGGCTCGCTGTTCATCAATAACGCAGCTTTCCTGTCCGGCCACGGCTACGGCTTCCGTGCGCGCAACACCAGTGGCGGTAGCAATCCGGTGCTGGTGGAGGCCAACAACCTGACTGTCGAGTTCACCGACTACGGCATCTACATAGAGGCCGGCTCTGCGTTTGAGTTTACGAACACCTACTCACTCGGCGCGGCGGTGGGTGATGCGGTGAACGTGGCTGCCGGCGTGCAGCATGTCCGCTTTGCGAACGGCACCCTGAGCGGGGCGGCGGGCTACGGGATCAACGCCGGCTCGGGTGTGCGGGTTCGCGCCGTCAACATGGACTTCGACAACAACGACCTCGGCCCGACGAGCGGGGTCGTGGTCTGCCAGGCTACTAGCTTCTGGCTGGACGCTGGCGCATTCTTCCAGCTTCAGAGCGGTAACACCACTGTCGCCTTTGACAGCGGCGACTATATGAGTTTCGACCGCGCGCAGAACCTGCTTTCGTTCGTCGTCAATAGCGTGATCCCGCTGCGTCTGTCCGAAACGGTTGCAGAAACGGCGGTGCCGTTCCGTCTGCCATCCTACACTGTGGCGACGTTGCCTTCCGCCGCCAATTTCGTGCGCTGCATGGTGTATGTGTCGAACGGCGCCGGCAACAAGCGCCTGGCGATCAGTGACGGCAGCAACTGGCGGTGGCCGGACGGCACGGTCGTATCCTGACCTATGCCCATCGTCCCCGTCGCTGAGTTCGCCCCGGATCAGGCGGCATATCTCAGCACGGCCCTTCAGGTCGCTACCAACACCTACCCCCGGGAGGATGGGAGCGACGGGCCGCTCAGCAATGCGGCGCAGCTCGCCGATGCGCTCCCGGCGCCTTGCATGGGTGCGCTGCTCTGTTCGGCCGGCGCGAACGCCACGGCACTCGTGGCGGGCACGGCAACCGGGCTCTATGTGCTCGACGGCACGGGGTGGGACGACAGGAGTGGCACGACCTACAACGGCTCCGGCACCTGGCAGATGACGCAGTTCGGCGACCGCGCCATCGCCACGAACTATAATGACCCGCCGCAGTCCCTGGTGATCGGCAGTGGCGGCAACTTCGGCGATCTGTCGGCCACTGCGCCGCGCGGGCGCTACCTCGCCACCATCGAGCCGGGCTTCCTGATGCTCGGCGACTACTTCGAGGACAGCGTTGCTCGACCGAACGGCGTGGCGTGGTCGGCCATCAACGACGCCACGGACTGGCCGACGCCAGGCACCACGGATGCCACGAGCAAGCAGTCCGACCGGCAGGAGTTGCCGCTGGGCGATGCCGTCACGGGCGTGCTGCCGGCCATCGGTGGCGCAAACGGAGCGGTCTTCACCGAGCGCAGCATCTACCGCATCGAGTACGTCGGCGCGCCGTTGGTGTTCGCCTTCCGCGAGATCGACCGCAGCCGGGGCTGCGTGGTTCCCGGCTCGCTCGTGCAGGTCGGCACGAGTGCCTTCTTTCTGAGTGACGAAGGTTTCATGGCCTTCGACGGCACGACGGTTTCCGCCATCGGCTTCGGCAAGGTGGACCGGTTCTTCTGGGCGGACGTGGATGCCGCGGCGCTGGGCGAGGTCCGGGCGACCGTGGACCCCTACAAGCGGCTGATCGTCTGGTACTATCCGAACACGGCCGGCGAGCCCCGGTGGCTCATGTACCACTACCCGAGCGGGCGGTGGCGCTATGGC